CCTTCTCCGAGTGGAATTGGGGCTGGGTCTGGGACGGCAAAGACCACGTCGACCCGGCGAAGGAAGCCAACGCCGCCGAGACGAGGCTTCGCACGCTTACCACCACGCTCGCCAGCGAATACGCCCGCCAGGGGAAGCGCTGGGACGTGGAATTGCGGCAGATCGCCGCCGAGCGTGCGCTCATGCGTGAGCTCGACCTCCAGATGGTGGACGCCGCTCCGCAGCCGGCGCAGCCCATGCCCGAGGAGGCGTGATGGACGACTTCGAAGGCTTCGACGAAACACCCGACCTCGTGGAGTTCCTGTGATGTCCACCATGAAACTCGAAACCGGCGTTGAATTCCTCCAGGCCGCCGAAGGCGAATCCGCAGCCGGCCCGAAGAAGTTCCGCATCGTCGCCTACACCGGCGCACCGATCCGCCAAGGCTGGTCGCGCGAGCCGGTCGTGATCGACCTCGCCGGGATGACGCTGCCCTCGACGATTCCGATCGTCCTCGGCCACGACTACTCGCTCGGGTCGATCCTCGGCCAAGGCCGCCCCAGCGTGCAGGGCGGGCAGCTCGTCGTGGAGGGCGAGATCCTCGCCGACAACGAGACCGCCCGCCAGGTGCTCGCGCTGGCCGCCGCCGGCTACGAGTGGCAGGCGAGCGTAGGGGCCGATGTCGGCCGCCATCTCCGGTTTGGTGAAGACCAGGCCACCACCGCAAACGGACAGACCTTCACCGGTCCGGTCCGCATCGTTCGGGGCTCCACGCTGCGGGAGACCTCATTTGTGACCCTCGGGGCGGACCGCAGCACCGCCATCTCAATTGCGGCAGAAGAGGCCGCAGAGGAGCAGACCATGGCGGCAGACGCCAACCAGAAGCCCGCGGACGAGGTCGAAGTGACCCCGGCCGTGGAAGCCACGGCACCGGTCGCCGTGGAGCCCGAGAAGGTCGAAGCCAGTGACGAGACCGCCGGTCTCAAGGCCCAGATCGAATCCCTCACCCAGAAGGTCGAGAAGATGGAAAAGCTCAACGCGACCCGCGACGAGCGTCCGGCCGCCCCGGCCGTTCACGTCGCCCAGCCGGCCGCGATCACCCCCGAGGTGGTCGAGGCGTCCTTCGCGCTCCAAGGCGGCCTGCCCGGCGTGGAGAAGAAGTACGACGAGAAGACGCTCGAAGCGGCGCACAAGCACCGCCGCGACCTGTCTCTCGGCGAGGTGATCGTCCAGGCCGCCGTGGCCAACGGCTACGAGGGCAGCCGCCGGATCAACGCCTCGACGCTGCGGCCGATCCTGGCCGCCGCGTGGGCGACCCACTCGATCTCCGGCATCCTCAGCTCGACGGTCAACAAGTTCCTCCTCGCCGGATTCGACTCGGTTGAGTCGGCGTGGCGGTCGATCGCGTCGGTGCGTTCGGTCAACGACTTCAAGACGCTGACCTCGTACCGTCTCAACGGCGGATTTGTTTTTGAGAAGGTCGCCAACGGCGGCGAGCTCAAGAACGCTTCGGCCAGCGACGACAGCCGGACGATCAGTGCCGACACCTACGGGATCATGACCAGCGTGACCCGTACGGACCTGATCAACGACGACCTCGGTGCCCTCACCGCGGTGCCTCAACGCATTGGGCGTGGTGGCGCTCTGAAACTGAATTCCGTTTTCTGGACGGAGTTCCAGGCTGACCACGCGAACTGGTACACCAGCGGTCGTGGCAACCTCGTCAGCTCGGCCGGTGCCCTGTCGATCACGAACCTCAAGAAGCTCGTCACCGCGTTCCGCAAGATGAAGGATCCCGACGGCAACCCGGTCGCCGTGGACCCCCGCGTCCTGCTCGTGCCTGCTGACCTCGAACTCGACGCCGCCGAAATCATGGGCTCCGCCCTGATCCAGAGCGGTGCGACGACGGGCCAGCCGGATCGCAACGTGCTGGCCGGTCGCTATCAGGTGGTCGGCACGACCTACCTGACCAGCGCCGACGACTACTACCTCGTCGCGTCGCCGGCCGATCTGCCCGCGATGGAGGTCGCGTTCTTGAACGGCGTGCAAAGCCCGATCGTGGAGACGGCCGAGGCCGACTTTAACACGCTCGGCGTGCAGATGCGTGGCTACTTCGACTTCGGCGTTGCCAAGGCGGAGTACCTCGCCAGCGTCAAGGGCGACAAGGCCTGAGCGTGATCAACCGGAGCTGCCGGGCGGGAGCGATTTCCCGCCCGGCAGCCTGACTACCAACCATCCTTTTTCCTGACGAGGTGTTTCGATGGCTTCTTATGTGCAGAAGGGCGACGTTCTCGACTACACGCCGGCCTCCGCCGTCGCCGCTGGCGACGTGGTGGTGATCGGCTCGCTCGTGGGCGTGGCTCCCCGGCCGATTGCCGCCAACGCGGTCGGCGCTCTCGCGATCGAAGGCGTCTACTCGATGCCGTGTGCGACCGGTGCCACCGGTGCCCAGGGTTCGGCGATCAACTGGTATGCGACCTCCGGCGTGGCTCATGCCTCGACCGGCACCGCTGCCGGAAAGCTCGCTGCGGCCCGTGGCGCGGACGACACGTCGGTCCTCGTGGTCCTCAACAAGTAGTCGATCCACACCGCAACCCCCCGCCGGTGCGCTTTATCCTTTCGGCGCGCCGCGGGGGCGTTGCGGGCGGATGGAGGTGACCGTTGGCCGATATGCTTTCCGCCGGTGCGTCATGGCTCACGGGGCAGCTCAAGGCTGCCGCCGGTTCGGTCGTGACCTACCGTCGGGGGGAAGAAGAGGCCACGGTCACCGCGACGATCGGTCGGTCGCAGTTCGAGGCGGCAAACCAGAGCGGCGTCATGGAGCAATGGGAATCTCGCGACTTCCTGATCTCCACGGCAGACCTCCCGTTTGGCGACCCGCAACGCGGCGACGTGATCGTCGAAAACGGAACGCTTGTTGTCGAGTACGAAGTCACAAGCCCGCGCGGGGTGCCTGAGTGGCACTACGGCGACGCTTTCCGGTCGATCGTCCGAATTCATACCGTCCAGACCGACGCCGGCGTGACGTTCCTCACGACTGAGCTCGGCGAACAACTCACAACCGAGGCCGGCGAGCTGCTGGTGGTCTGATGGCAACCAAGAAGATTTCGCAACTTGTCGCGGCAACCGGCGTAGCCGGCGTCGACCTCGTCCCGATCGTCCAGGGCGGCGTGACCAAGCGGGCGGCCGTGAGCCTGCTCGCCGCTGCGGGTGCCACGGGGCCCACGGGCGCGAGCATCGTCGGCCCCACGGGCCCGGCTGGCGCTGGCGAGAGCTACGTCCAGGCCAACGCCCCAGCCTCGGCGACCGCCGGCGCGACGTGGTTCGACGTTGATAACGGCCGCTACTACGTCCGCTACGACGGCGTCTGGGTTGAGACCGGCTGGCAGTACGAGGGCTAATCGATGCCGTTCTTTTCGCTGCCGACTGGTGGATCCTCGCCGGTGCTCGTGACCAACGGGCCGCCGACGGGCTCGCTCGGCAATCCCGGCGACCTGGCGATCGACGCCGCCAACAAACTGCTCTACGGGCCGAAGGATGCTGTCACCGGCTGGCCGACGGGGATCGACCTTTCGCAGGGGCCGACGGGCAGCACTGGGCCGACGGCACCAGCCTCGACGATTGCGATCGGCAGCGTCACCACTGGGCCGACGGCCAGTGTCAGCGTGACTGGAACGGCACCAAGCCAGACGCTGTCGTTCGTGCTGCCTTTTGCCACTGGGCCGACAGGCGGCTATGCATTCGCGGCAACTGGGCCAACAGCTCCTGCTGGCGCAAACCTGACGCTTGCTGGTGCGGTGTGGCTCGATGACTCCACCGGTCGCTATTACGTCCGCTACGAGACAAATTGGGTTGAAATCGGCGTCCAAGGCGAGCGCGGCCCGACTGGCAGCGCGGGGGCGGCCTCGACCGTCACGGGGCCGACCGCGCCGGCGTCAACCCTAACCGTCGGAAGCGTGACAACTGGCACTAATGCCAGCGTCACTATCACAGGCACCGCACCAAGCCAGACAATCTCGTTTGTGATTCCGGCTATTACCGGCCCTGCTGGCGGGCCTACTGGGCCATCAGGCCCTTCGGGGCCGGCTGGTTCGTTTGGCGAGTCGCAATCAATCAATGCTCAGGTAACCGGATATACGCTCGTCTTGTCCGATGCCGGAAAACTGGTGACGTTTAACACGACGGGCAGCGTAAATGTAGTGGTGCCTTCCGCTTCAGGCGTCGCGTTTGCTACTGGGACGCACATCGACATTGCAAGGCTCAACACTGGAACGGTTGCGGTCACTGGTGCCACTGGGGTGACGGTAAATGGCACCCCAGGAAAATCGCTTAGGGCCCAATATTCTGCCGCCTCAGTGATTCTCTATGCAGACAACACTTGGCTAGTCGTCGGGGATCTCTCGTCATGAGAGGCAAAATTGGAGTATTTGCAAGCAGCGCAAACATCGCTGCCGGCTATCCATGGACGATGAGGTCAGCAGCGGAAGCCAACGCATGGTACAGCGTTACATACGGTGGGGAACAGTTTGTCGCTGTCGCCAGTGACGGGACGAATAGAGTGATGACCTCGCCGGACGGAATCACATGGACAGCTCGCTCGGCAGCATCTCTCAATAACTGGAACGCAGTCACTTACGGAGATGGCGTGTTTGCTGCCGTTTCTTATAACGGCACAGATAGGGTGATGACTTCTACTGACGGCATTTCTTGGACTGGAAGGAGCGCATCTGCTGCCAGTGATTGGTGGGACATCGCATACGGAGGCGGCAAATTCGTCGCAATTTCAACTTTCAACGCCCCGCAGGCAATGACCTCTACGGACGGAATTAACTGGACTTCAAGAACAACGCCCGCAAATGCTTGGTATGCGTTGACATATGGAAACGGACTTTTTGTGGCTGTTGGCTCAAGCCCAAATTACGTCATGACTTCACCGGACGGCATTACTTGGACGACCCGCACGCCGTCAGTGAATGCCACTTGGGTAGACGTGGCTTATGGCAACGGAATTTTTGTCGCTGTCGCGAGCGAAGGCGGCGCGCCACTA